AAGTACATCACATTGATATCGATAATGTTATGTTTGAATCAGAAGTAAGTACGGATATTAAAGCTTATTATATGAAGATATTATTAGACCAAATAGAAGGAATAGAAACACCATCTAGACCACCTGCCATAGCTACTATCGCAGGTACTTCTACAGTCCATTAATCTCTATATCCAGCCTCCCCGGCAGTACTATCTTATTATATCATAGTTTATGGCAAAAGTAAACAGTTAGCGGAAAATAAATATGAAAATAACTGAAAATGCAGCAGTTCTTTTTTAGTTTAACTGTTTACAATCCCTCTTTTCTATGATATAATATACATATTATTCGCACAAATATAGGAAATACAATGCCTGAAAAAATTAAACCTAGAGATAAACCCCATTACGTAAATAATCGTGAATTTAGTTATGCAGTAGTCGATTATGTAACTGAAGCTAATACAGCTAAAGCTAATGGTGATTCGAATCCAGTAATACCTGATTATATTGCAATATGCTTTATGAAAATATGCGAAGGCCTATCCCATAAACCAAACTTTGTACGATATACTTATCGTGATGAAATGGTAATGGATGGTGTTGAAAATTGTTTAAAAGCTATATACAATTATAATATCGACACAGCTACCCGTACGGGCAAGCCTAATGCGTTCTCATATTTTACTCAAATTGCTTACTTTGCTTTTATACGTAGAATTGTAAAAGAAAAGAAACAAACAGATATTAAATTTAAATTTATGGAGCAAGCAAACATTGAAGATTTTGTAGCTTCTATTGATGTAAATAGTCCTATTGACCAATCATTCCTCGACACCCTACGCGAAAAGATTGGTAAGATTAGAGAGACTGATAAAGCAATTAAAGATTTTAAAAAGGAAGAGAAAGAAAAGAAGAAAAAAGGATTAGAATTATTCATGGAGGTTACTGCTTGATATTAAAAAATTTATTATTAATTGGTTATGGTATTGTTGGTAAAGCAGTATATAATGGTTTAGGAGAAAATAATTTTGTAGATATACATGACCCCGATGAAGGTTGGGAAAATGATAAATCATATGATGAATTTGATGGTATTATATTATGTCTACCTACACCCCAGGGACCAACAGGTGAATGTGATGATATGTTGGTTGAACAATATATAACAAGTATTCGTATAGAAGAACCTGAAATGCCTATCCTTATTAAGTCAACTATATCAATTGAATTGGTTGAGTTACTTGAAGATGATAAGTTTTTAACATATAATCCAGAATTTTTGACTGAAGCTGATTCAATAGATGAATTTCAAGAACAAAGGTTTGCTATCTTTGGTGGACATCAATCTAAATTTTGGTATGAAATATTTATTCAATCAATTTATATAGATGAAGTACGATTCACCACAATGAAAAATGCAGCTTTTGCAAAATATGCTATTAATAGTTTCCTTGCAACCAAGGTTATATTCTTTAATGAATTAAAAGCTGTATATAATAAATCTGCAACTAGAATAAAAGATTCAGAATTTGATTCACTTACAGAATTAATAAGTCTTGATGAACGTATTGGTGATAGTCATATGATGGTCCCAGGTACTGATATGCAATATGGATTTGGCGGTAAGTGTCTTCCAAAAGATACATTAGCTTTTGCTACTTCTGCTTCAAGAGCTGGTTCACCATTAAAATTATTAGAAGAAGCTATTTTAATTAATAAGGAAATAAGATGAAAGTAGGATTTACATGTTCACCATTTGATTTATTACACGCCGGACATATAGAAATGTTACGTGAGTGTAAGAAGCATTGTGATTATTTAATATGTGGTATTAATACTGCACCGGTTAAAAAGGGTAAGTTACCAGTTCAAAGTCTTATGGAAAGACATATACAATTATCAGGTGTAAAGTACGTTGATGAGATTATACCATATGAAAATGAAGAAGATTTAATTAATTTACTTAAACTTAAAATGCCTGATATAAGATTTGTTGGTGCAGATTATCATGATAAAAGATTTACAGGTGATGATTTAGAAATACAAACATTTTATAATAATCGTCATCATCCATTTTCTTCAAGGGAACTTAAAAATAGAATTATCCATTGGTCCTTTGAAGGTAAAAAATGAAGATAGCTTTATTAAATGATACCCATTGTGGTGTCAGGAATTCTTCTGAAGTATTCATAAATTTTCAAAAAAGATTTTATGAGGAAATATTTTTTCCTTACTGTAAAAATAATAATATAAAACAGATTATTCATTTAGGTGATTATTATGACCATCGTAAGTTTGTAAACTTTAAAGCTTTAAGAGAAAATAGAAGACATTTTCTAGAGCCTATGAAACAAGCTGGTATGAATATGGATATAATTCCAGGGAATCATGATGTATTTCATAAGAATACAAATTCTCTTTGTTCTCTTAAAGAATTATTAGGATATTATACAAGCAATATTAATATTATAATGCAGCCTTCAACGATAAATTATGATGGATTGGATATTCATTTGCTCCCTTGGATTAATCCAGAGAATTATGACCACTCTATGGAATTTGTTGCAAAGAATAAAGGTATACTAATGGCTCATCTAGAATTACAAGGATTTGAAATGATGAGGGGTATTAAACAACCTATGGGTCATGGTATGGGTGTGGAACCATTTAAGCATTATGATTTATGTTTATCTGGTCATTATCATGCAAGTTCACAACAAGGTAATATTAGATACTTAGGATGCCAAATGGAATTCACTTGGGCTGATGCTGGTGACCAAAAATATTTTCATATATTTGACACAGATACCCAAGAAATAGAAAGAATTGGTAATCCATTAAAAATGTTTGAAAAAATTCAGTATGATGATACTAATTACGATTATAAAAATTACGATATAAATACATGTATAGATAAATTTGTTAAAGTAATTGTGGGTAATAAGTCGAACCCATTTATGTTTGATAAGTTTATTGAACGAATATCAGAGCTGAAGACACATGATTTAAAAATAGCTGAAAATTTCTCTGAATTCTTGGGTGAGAATGTACTGACTAATGTGGAAGATATAGAAAATACGACTGACTTAATGGCAAGTTATATAGATGGTGTGAACACTGATTTAGATAAAGATCAGCTAAAAACTTTAATGAATAGTTTATATAACGATGCCTTAGACATGGAGATACAGTAATGAAAATGAAAAAAGTTACTAAAAGCAGATGGACAATACTGGCACTTGTAGTTGTTGGTCTTGTTATTTTATTTAATGTAGCTGGTTGTGCAATGTTAGAAGCACAAATGACTAAAGCTAAAGGATTGGTTGGTATGGACGGCGACCCGATTGTTGTCGAAACACCAACATGTGAAGGAGAAACATGCGAGGATATAAGAGGCTAATATTATTATTAATTTTACTCCCTTTATTGGTTTGGGCTGAACAAATCTGGACAGATTTCAGCCCTAAACCTGAAGTGGTAGAAATTGTAACTGATGAAACTCCAACAATAGACCCTGATATAAAACCAATGGCTAATGTTGCAGAAGAATCAAAAAATGATTTAGATAAAGAAAAATACAGGCAATACTTTGAAGACAAATCTTTAGTATTAATGGTCTTAGGTGGAATAGAATATTGGAATATGAATTGTGGTGAATTATCTCCACAAGGTAATTATTTTATGAAACTTGCTATAAAGATGCATGATATAGACGAAGAGGAAATGCATATGGATATGGGTTTCCAAACAGGTTTATTCGCAGCACAACTATATAATAAATGTGATCACTTTCTAGAACAAGTCGATTCGATTGGTTTAAAGATGATGTTCATAAAAACTGAAAAGCAAACGGAGCTAATACAAATTGATAATATTTCAAACCCTGACGTATAAAAACTTTCTTTCAACCGGCAACAATCCAATAACAATTCCACTAAATAAGAGTCCATCAACTCTTATTGTAGGTACTAATGGTACTGGTAAATCTACCATACTTGATGCATTATCATTTGTTTTATTTGGTAAAGCACATAGAAATGTTAATAAGCCTGGATTAATAAATTCAGTTAATAAAAAACTTTGTGAAGTAACAGTAGATTTTGAAACAGCTGGCCATCAATTTAGAGTGGTAAGAGGAATACATCCACAAACATTTGAAGTATATCAAAATGGTAAGATGATAGACCAACAAACGAATGTTAGGGACTATCAAAAGTTTTTAGAGCAAAATATTCTTAAACTAAACCATAAATCCTTTCATCAAATAGTCGTATTAGGTTCATCTAGCTTTGTCCCTTTTATGCAATTAAAGGCTCACGATAGGCGTGATGTCATCGAAGACCTCCTAGATATTGGTGTGTTCAGCAAGATGAAGGTTATATTGAGGGAAAGAAATTCAAAAGCAAGGGCATTAGCCAAAGAATCTAGAGCTAAAGTAGAAGCTCAAAATGATAAAATTGGTTATCAGAAAAAGCATTTGAATCAATTACAAGAAATAAATAATGAAGCAAAACAATCTTTTGATGAAGAAATTAAAGACTGTGAAGAAAAACTTGAAACATTTAAAAAAGAATTAGAAACATATCCATACGGACTTGAACAAAAATTAA